ACAATGGTTTAATCACAGTAGAGAGCAAAGAGATTGTATGCGAAAAATGTAAGGGACAGGGAAAATTATTTAAAGCAAATTATAAAAGCAATAAATTTTATAGTGAAGTCTTACCCTATATCTATAATGAATTAAAGAATAAAAAATTAATCTTTCATAATGCAGAATTTGACTTAGAGTTCTTCTTATCAAAGAAATTTAATCTGTGCGATAATTTAGTAGCAGACACAAGACTAATGCAATTCTTGGTTAATCCTTTGGGAGGCACAAGCTTAGGCTTTTTAATTCAGTTATATTTTGGTATAGCTTACAAGGAATATATTGAACGAAAGACTATTTTAAATATGTCAGTAGAAGATAGAAAACATTATTGTGGTGAAGATGTCTATTATACAGGTAAGTTATTTGTTAAATTATATAAAGTATTAAAGAAACAAAATAGTTTAGAGTCAAATAAAATTTTGACAGGAATGTTAAAAATAATTTCTTCAGATTTAACATTTACAGGTATAAAGATTGACGAGAATAAAGTTTTTGAATTGATTGAATTTTATCAGGCAGAAAAAGATAAGTGTGAGTTGAAGTTTAAGAAAAGATTTAAGTTAGAGGATACTTTTAATTTAAACTCATCTAAACAATTAGGCAAACTACTTTATGAAGATTTAGGATTACCTATTTCAATTACTACTAAATCAGATAAGCCTTCTTGCAATGTTGAGGCTATTACTAAATTAGCAAGTAAAAGACCTGCATTGAAAGGGTTATTAGAGTATAGAACAGTTAAAGGTCATATAGAAAAATTAAAAGGCTATCAAAAAACTATTAAATCTGATGGACGTATTCATGGTAACTTTAATTTATTCTCTCCTGATTCATCTAGATTAATGAGTTCAAGGCCTAATATTCAGAATGTTCCTAGAAATAGTAGAATCAAAGAAATATTTGTAGCTAGAGAGGGTTACTCTTTTGTCTATTATGATTATTCGCAGATTGAGTTTCGTGTATGGCTTCATCTATCTAATGATAAAAAAGGTATAAATTTTGTAAATGCGGGTAGAGATATTCATGCTCTGATTGCCAGTCAATTCTATAAGAAACCTGAGGCTGATTTTTTAGATAAGTCTAATAAAGAAAATCAAGAGAAAAGAAATATGGTCAAAGCTATTGTTTATGGTTCAATGTATGGCAGAAGTCCTGAAGGTATTGTGGCCGCTCATGGCGGGTCAAAGGAGGAAGCTTCTCAAATTCAGATGATGTTTTTCAACTTATGTAGAGAAGGGTGGATGTGGTTAAAACAAATTGAACAAAAAGTATTTGCAGATAAAAAATTATTCACACCTTTTGGAACAGTAAGATTATTTCCAGATATTGAATTATTACAGGGCAGACAAAGAGATGAAATTGTTAGACAGGCAAAGTCATTTATTGTACAGAGCTGGGCAGTAGAAATGGTGTTTATAGGTATGTGTAAAGTATGGCGAAAAGTAAAAGAAAATAACTTAGATGCAAAATATGTTCATCAAATACATGATGCAGGTATTCTTGAAGTTAAAGACTGTGATGTTGAAAAGGTCAGAGAAATAATTTTAGAATATGCTCAATCACCATATAAGAAATTGCGAGTTCCTTTAACAGTTGATATGAAAGTAGGTAAGACTTGGGCAGAGATTGCATAAAAAGAAAAAATAAAACTTGACAAACATGATTTTATGTGCTATACTTAGTGTATAAGGTCGAAGAATCATAGAGAGATTATCTCTCTATTAAAAATATATAATTAAAATAACAAAGGAGAAACAAAATGGCAAAGTATTCAGTATCAAAAAACGGGAAGTATTTGAAGTTTACTTGTGTATGTGGTTCCGAGATGTGGGATAATAGACTAAAAAAGAAAAATCCTAAAGCACCTGATTTAAAATGTAAAGATGTGGGTTGTACTATAGGTACAAATGGCACACCTAACGCTGTTTGGCTACAAGCAGATGAAGTAAAGGAATTGGGAGTTAAGTATCAAGAAGTTTCTGGTAAAGCATCTTCTGGTCAAACATCTATGGCTAAGTCAGGCTCACCTTATAAGGCATATAATGAGAACATTCCTTTGGGTATGCAAGTTGCATGGGCAAAAGATGTTGCGATTTGTTTAGCCAAAGCTAGAAAGATTACCACTAGCAAGGAATTCTCTGAATTATACGAAGTTTGTTTAGATGCTATGAAAGACTCTGTAGATAAATTTCTAGCTAAACATTCAGATGTGGCTACGCAGGAAGTATCAAGAGACGTTGTAGATACGAATTTAATTGATACTGATGACTCAATAGATGAGCCGGAAGATGTAAAGGAACCGGTAGTTGTAGAAAAGAAGGAAGAAGTAAAAGAAGTAGATGCAGAATTTGATTTTGATTGTGAAGATATACCTATTTAAATTTCGCTATTTAATTAAGGAGAAGCAATGCCTAAGAAAAAGAAAATAGAAAAAACCGAAGAAGTAACGCCTGAAGAAGTTGTAGAGACTCCGGTAGAAGAAGAAAAAATAGACGAGAATATGGCTCTAGATGACAAGATTAAATTAGATGCTATGTCTAAAGACCAAGAGAAGGATTTTAAAAAGACTCTTGCTATTATGGAAAAGGAATTTGGTGTAGGTGCAATAGCTTCAGCAGAAGATATATTAGATGTTGAAAAAGTTCCTACAAAGAATCTTCTATTAGATATATTAACAGAAGGTGGACTACCCAAAGGTTCTATATCCTTATTCTATGGTGCAGAGAGTTCTGGCAAGACAGCTCAATCTCTATTACTAGCTTCGGTATTTACATCTAATAAAGTACCAGTTCTCTATATATGTGCTGAGGGCGATGTGGATAAGACTTGGATTAAAAAGTTAGGTAATGATTTAAAGTATTTTATGATAGCTAGACCAGATGATTTAGAGAAGGCTATCGACTTAGCTGATGTCTCAATTAGAAGCGGTAAATTTGGTCTAGTAATCTTTGATAGTGTTACAGCAGGCGTTCCAAGAGAGTCATTGAATAAAAAGAGTGAGAAAGACCAGATGGCTTTACAGGCACGAAGAAACAGTAAGCTTGTTCAGAAGATTACTTCTGGTTTACAGCCTGCAAATCTTTTAGACCCGACATCTTATAACAATACTGCTGTAGTTTTAATTGCTCATTTAAGAGAAAAGGTTGGTGTAATGTATGGTTCTCCAGATACTATTCCGGGCGGACATGCTTTAAAACATCACTCTGCTTATATTATTAGATTTCGTTCTGGTGCAAAACTAAAGAAGAAAGAGGAAATTGTAGGAATAGAAATTAAGATTAAAATTGAGAAAGCTAAGTTCTCTGTTCCTCTAGTGTCAGGTATTAATGAGTTTTATTTTTCACCTCCACGATTAAATAACGCAAAGGTATTGATGACTTATGCTATTCAGTATGGCATTATTCAAAGAGGTGGTGCGTGGTATACATACAAAGACCTAAAGGTAATGGGACAGAAAGAATTACTAATGCAATTAAAAGAGAATAAGTTTTTACAAGAAATTAAGAAGAAGTTAATTTACAAATTCGGAGAGGAGAATTAATCATGGTTAGTAAGTCAGTTAAGACATGGATTAAATCAATCATTATTGCTTTGATGATTGCGAGTGTTTCGATAGTAGGAGGTGCAGTTGCCTATAAAGCAGTTGTCTACTCGTCTAGTATTATGAAGCAAGTTAATCAAATGATAAAAAGACCTTCTTATGCTTACTTAAAAAGTGTTACAGTCAGAATTATTCAAAAGACTGAAAAAGGTGCATTTATTGGAACAGGTTCAATCATAGAAATTACAGATGAGTATACTTATATTCTAACAAATAAACATGTAGCACCAATGACAACAGAAGGTGTTTATATAATTGATGAATATAGTAATAAAACAAAAGCGACAGTATTAGGTAATTGTTTCTTTGCAGACCTATCTTTAATAAGAATAGACGGAAAAATAGAAGGTAAGACTAAAATTAAAAAGATTGGTCAAATTGATTATAGTAATAACGTCTATAGTGTTGGTATGTATTTAGGATATAATTATATTTATACACAAGGCACAATGGCAGGATATGATAGAAAGAATAACTTTGTTATGAATATGCCGGGTGCAGGTGGCTGTAGTGGTTCAGGTGTTTTTAATGTAGAAGGGGAATTAGTTGCTGTAGTATTTGCAGGTAATTGGATTAAGTTTCCTTTTCAGATAGAAACGGCAAAATTATTATGTATTAACACTTGGGATATTAAGATGTTTCTATATATGAATAAGAGTTTAATCAAGTAATAAACGGAGATAAATATATCATGGCATGTAATTGTAAAAAGAAATTCATTGCTGAAGTAACAGTTAATTATAGTGGAGTAACACGACCCGAAACTTTTTTGAAGTATGCTTGTGTAACTTCAGGTAAAATTTACTATTATAATAAAGCGACTCTAGAGCAGGTTGATTTTGCAGGAAGAGCTGGCGAAGAATTAGTAGTAAATGATTAATAGAGATTTTAGAGCTTTACTACACTTGTCCTATCATTATAGTTTAAAAGATAAGTGTAGAAGTTCTGAGCAGAATTGGGAATTAGCAAAACTATTATTAAAGAAATTAAAGAAAAGGTATAGAAGATGATAGGTGACCCATTACAAATTTCAGCTAAAGATTTTAAAAACGCTAAAGATATTTTAAAGACTGTGGCGAAGAACAAGATTATACTTATTGGTGGAGGTTCAGGCACATCTAAATCTGAATGTGCTTACTCTGTTCAAAGATTATTATGGGATAAAAGAAAGTCCAGTTTTGTTATTTCGTTAGATGATTATTATAAAACACATGCTACGGTTAGAGCAGAGTATAGAAAGAAAAAAGGTTTAGATTATGTAGGTATTTGTGAAATAGAATGGGAACTTATTAATCGTATGTATAAAGATTTTAATAACGAGAAACAGATACATTTTAAACGCACTCATAGATTTTTAGATAACATTGAATTTAATACTATATCAAGTAAACATATAGACTATTTAATTATAGAAGGACTATATGCGAATTATATAAAGAAAATTTTCTCAGAGAACTTATCAATATTTCTTGAGGGAAGTCCCGCTCAGACTTTAGCATTTAGAGAGTTGAGAGGTAAAGAAGATGAGACGGACGAGTTTAGAACGCAAGTAGTTCAGAAGGAATATAATGTAGTATCGCAGTTAAAAAGATACGCTGATATTGTATTATCTTTTCAGGAATAAAACTTGACAAAACGAATTTAATATGCTATACTTATAAAAAGGAGAAAAAAAGAAAATGAAGAAGAAAATTGTAATACGAAATCTAGTGCTTATGCTATTAATGACTCTTATGCTTACAGGTTGTTCTTTATTGCCCAGAGTAACATTTGACACTCCAAACACAGTACCACAAAGTGTTGATAAGTCAAAGGCAAAAGCTGTATGTAAAGGTGAAGCTAAGTTTAATGAGGTCGGAGATATGACTTATTGCTCTAAAGGGTATTATTCATATGCAGAAGGCTATCAAAAAGTAGAAAGAAAAATGACTATAGTAGAAAGAATAAAATCTTTTATCAACAGCCTAATGGGTTGGGGATTCTGGGGTTTACTTCTCTTAGTTATATTAGTGCCCGGATTAGCAGGTGGATTAATCGGAAGAATAATCGAGGGAACTATAGGAATTACAGGTAAAGCATTAAAGTCAGTAGTTAGTGCTGTTCAGAAAACAAGAAAGACAGGCAAAGATTTGAATGACACTTTATCTGCGGAACAAGATGCTGATGTTAAAGCATACATTGCAAAATTAAAGAAACAGGAGAAAATAAAATAATGAGAAAATCCTATTATCTAATACTTACATTGATGTTGTTGCTATTATGTATGCCAAAGGTTTACGCTCTATCTTATGGTCAATTAGACAGCACATGTTTTATGAATTGCATGGACTATGACGGTGACATAACGTATTGTAAACGAATATGCACTAACTAATAAAGAAAGAGAGAATAAACGATAATGAATGTTAATCCTAAAATTACTTTTGCAAACTCAAAAGGCATAGACTTACCAATTATGTATGTATATTTGGCAGGATATATGTCAGGAGAGAAATTACAAGAAACGATTTCTTGGAGAAAGAATATTAGAAAGCATTATCGTTATTGGGAAAAGATAGATGCTAAAAATTATTCTGCTTTTCCTATCGCATGTTTAGACCCGTATAATGGTAAGGAGTTTGCTACTATAGATAAGAAAGGTCTAACATCTCATATACCAGCAAATGCTATTGTCGATGGTGATTATATGTCAGTAAGTAAAGCAGATATAGTAATTGCGAATATGAGTACATTTGGCGGTTCAAGACCTATGACTGGAACTCTATGGGAATTAGCTTGGGCGTGGCAAATGAAAAAACCTTTTATTTTAATAACAGACGATGCGAATTACATACATCATCCATTTACTGGACAAGCTTCTTGGATAGTTGCTAGTGTAGAAGAATTACTAGAGAAGAAAATTCTAGAAACTTTCTATAGACGAATGGCAGGAGCCGTATATGAATAATGAAAATATTATAAATGAGTGGTTAAAAACATATCTAATCGGTCCCATGGAAAATGTTGAAAAGAAAGATGGTGGTCGAGGTTGGAGAACTTCTATCTCTACAAAGCTAAACAAGTTAAGAGATAAAAAAGGTAACTCTGTATATATTTTTGATCCAACTCTTGAAGAACAAAATAAGACTGGTATGGAAGCAGAAACATTACATGCTAAGATAAAAGGCTGGTTAGCAGGTGGTAATAATGAGTTAGTAGAAGAATACGCTTCATTAATTTGGAAAGGTAAAACTTACTTAGAGAGAACAGAGCAGGGACAAGCAAGATTAATTAAAGTTCTTGGTGATGTTGATTATGTTGTAAATTCTCAGTTCTTAATTGCTCGTATGGATAAAGGTGATTCACCATGCGGAACATTTATGGAATGCGGTATTGCTTTAGAACATAATATTCCGATCTATGTTTTACAGACAATGCCTAGAACAGAATATAAAGGTAGTTTTTGCCATGCAGTATTTGCTTCAAAGGGAGGTTTTTTTAATTCTGATAATGAGTTAATAGAATTTCTAAAGAAAAAATATAATTTAAAAGACATTTCTGTAAAGGAGTAACCATGCAGGTAACTTATTGCGACATCTGTGATACTGTATTAAAAGAGAAAAAACATATTATAGTTATCTTTGAGGATAATGTTATCAAAGATGATTTTACTTCAGCTAGAATGGCACCAAAAAAAGATACGTTTGAAATATGTGATTCTTGTTTAAAGGTAGTTAAAGATATTTTCAAATACAAGAAACTAAAATCCAAAGAATTAAAGGAAATGGTAGATAAGATTTATAAGATAAAGACTAAAGCTAAACACAGAAAAAAGAAAAAAGGAGAGCAAAATGACTAAAGAAGTAAAGGACACGAATCCAAAAGATGCGGTAGGCACAAAAAAAGTTCCTTTTACTTTAATACCAGAAAATGTGTTAGGAGAAGTAAGTTTAGCTTTCCTTGAAGGTGCAAGAAAATACGGCGCCTCTAATTGGAGAATTGCAGGAGTTCGAGCTAGTGTTTATGTAGATGCTCTACGCAGACATTTAGGTGCTTGGTGGAATGGTGAAGATATTGATAAAGATTCAGGATTAAGTCATATTGTAAAGGCAATAGCATGTTTGATTATTATACGAGATAGTATGCTTCAAAAAAATATTGTAGATGATAGACCACCAAAAACTGTAGATATAGATTGGGTACAGAGATTAAATAAAAAAGCAGAAGAGATTATTGAGAAGTATCCTAATGCAGTAAAACCTTACACAGAAAAGAAGCTCTAAAATGATTATTACAGATGTAAATATTTTAAGACAGAGAAGTAGTGAAGTAACTGATGAAAGTAGCTTAGAAGCTGTTTGGCAGAGCTTAAACAGAGAATTAGATAGTACATCAGGTGTAGGATTAAGTGCTATTCAAATAAATATACCTTTAAGAGCATGTATTGTAAAGTATTGTAAAGTACATTGTAAACTATATAATGCTCGTATTGTAAAGCGTTCAAAAGAAACTATTATTTTTAAAGAGGGTTGTTTATCTATTCCAGATGTATGGGAAAATACACGAAGAAATAAATACATTACAGTTAGAAATGGCGACAATAAATTATATAGATTTAGTGATATACTTGCCGTTATTGTTCAACATGAACTCGACCATTGGGACGGGATTTTATTTACAGATAGAGGAACAAAATGAGTAAGTATCCTGCTTGGTATAATAAAGGTGACGAGTCTATTAAAAAGAAAGCTAATAGAAAAGAGGATACAGTTTTTAAACATCTTGTTTCTGGTGCATTATCTTTCAAAGGCGATTTCAGCACAGAAGATTGTGTATTAGATAATAAAAGTACAGATAAACATTCCATTAGAGTAACGGAAGATATGTGTGATAAATTATGTAAAGATGCTTTAGTAATGAATAAGGAAAAATCAATATTAATTTTAGATATGCCAAAGTATTATGTTGTATGTCATGTTCAACGTAAAGGAGACATGTAGTGAAATATCATATTGTTTATGTCGTAATGTTATTGAGCTTTGGTTATTTAAGTGTTACAGGTGCAGATTTAAAAGCAAAGGCAATAGGTATATTATGCTTATTAGTGAACGCACTTATATTTTGGCGATAGGAGAAACTGATGTTTCGTTTAATTTTAGCTATTTTAATAGGATACTTTTTAGGTAAAGAACGCAAGGCTAAGGATAAGTCTGGTGGTTCAAGAACTATGGCCTTAATTACATTGTCAACTTGTATGTTAGCTATTTTAACTCTAGAGCTTCAAAAGACAGGTGTGCAATTCGATTTTGTTAGAATGTTCTCTTATAGTTTAGCAGGCATTGGTTTTCTAGGCTCTGCTGTTATTCATCAAAAAGGAAATAGTATCGAGGGTATTACAACAGCATCTTTAATATGGATATCTGTTCCAATAGGTTTCTGTATAGGTTTAGGCTATTTCTTCTATGGTATTCTAAGTGCTATATTAGTATTTATTATATTAGAATCTAAATATTGGTTAATAAAAAGAAAGCGAAGAAGATGTCAGAAAAAATCTTAATAATCGGTGATTTACACTATCAAGATAGTAGAGTAGAGGCGATTCATTTTGCAGAAGATAGCATATTGAACAAAATAAAAGGACAACAATTTGATAGAATTATTTTATTAGGAGATTTATTTCATACTAAACCAACAGCAAGTGTGAGAGAATTACTAGCTCAGTTTATATTGAAACTAAGAAAACACACTAAGAGATTTGATTTCATTATTGGTAATGGTAAACATACATTTGAAAATAATGCAATACATGAAAAAGATTGGATGACTTTATGTCCAGACTTCTATCAACATGACGAATTAACATTAGGTAAATATGTGTTTGGTCATTACGAGGTTAAGGGAACTAAATATATAAATGGTTATTTATCTGATAGTAAAAAAGAAGTGAATAAAGATTTAATATATGTTCTAGGGCATGTGCATAGTCCACGATGTTCTTTTGATAATGTTCACTATGTGGGTTCAATATATAAAGTATCTTTATCAGAAGAAGAAGATGTAAAAAGAATAGCTGTCATAGAGAATGATAAGCTTTCCTTTATTGATATTGAAACAAGACCGATGTATAAAGTAAACTTAAAAGCAATTAATAATAAAATTAAGAGTTCTAATATCAAAACTTTATTAGAAAGTAAAGACAAAGATATTGATTTAAAGATTCAAGTTATTTCAGATGATGTTTCTATTTCAGCAGTATATTCTTTTATTCAAAAACTCAAGAAGAAATATAATGTAGAATACTATAAGGAAGACTTACAATTATTGAGCGAGAAACAAGAAGTGCCTGAGTATCTTGATAGAGAGAAGCTTCTTAAAAAGTATTGTAAAGAAAAGAATATTAATTACGATTTGATTACTTTAGAACTGGAGAAAAAATAAAATGACACAATTAACCTTGACAATCGCTGAAGTGTGTGATATACTTAACAAAGAGATAAAGACCAATACAGTTTGCGTCGGAGTAGATGGTGCGACAAAACACACAGGTCTATGTATTTTAAGAACAACAAAGGATAAATTTTATGTGGAAGATTTTTATGGTATTGAAATGAAAGGTATTTGTAAAAATAATTTGCATACAAAGTTAATTGAATACTTTCAGAAGTTTAAAGATTTTAGAGCAGAGCTTCCTGATTATGATAAGAAGTATGATAGAAAAGTTATTATAGAGGATTGTTTTTTCGGATTGAATGTTTGGACATTGAAGGTATTAGCTAAGTATGCTACAATAAGTTTCTTTACAATGTTTAAATGGACACACAATATTCCAGAACCTATTCAACCAGTTTCCGTTAGAGCAAAGGTCGGTTTTTCAGCAGATACGGGTGCATTTCATTTTGAGCAAGTAATGATTAAGGGAAAGAAGAAAAGAAAAAAGATTTGGGATAGAAAACCTATTAATCTGAAGCAACAAATTATTGATTTCATTGATAAGAAGTTTAACTTAGAAATAACAGACGATAATCTTTCAGATGCTTTTATGTTAGCATTATCCGGTCTAATAGAGAAAGAGTAATATGAAAAATTATTTAAAACATACAGAGAATTTTGTAGCAATGTGGACAACAATAATGAAGTTACCTTGTTTGAAAGTAGTTTATGTTAAAGAAAGTGATTGTGAAGAGTCAATGAAAGCCTGTATAGATTGTGAGAATGAAACAATCATGTTAAATACAGATAGAATACAGTCTAATAATGATTTGATAATGGTAGTAATACATGAACTATGTCATTTCTGGTACTACTATAAGTATAATGATGACAGATACTTACAAGAAAAAAGAATTATTCATCTAACATATAAAGTATTGAAATCATATTATCCTGAAACTTATACTCATGCAGTTGATTATGGTTTAGACTTTTTAAGTAATTGGGACCTGAGAGAAACAGAGCAGGAACATTATTACGGATATTTATTCGCACTACAAAAAATGGGAGTAATAACATACAATGTTAAAAAATGTTAAGCTAACTAATTTCGGTATTCATAACTCTTTAGATATTACATTTAAAGAAGGGCTCAATGCTATTATAGGAGAGAACACAGCGGGTAAAACTCAGATAATGGAAAGTGTCTGCTATGCTTTATTCGGTAAAACACAGAACTCAAAATTAGAAAAGATTATCAACTTCGATGCAGACAAAGCTATATCCGAAATAAATCTTAATGATACTATTGTGCAAAGAGACAGAACAAAAGCAACATCATCATTAAATAAAATTAAGAAGATAGAGTTAGATAATTTATTGAACATAAACTATAAGGAGTTTTTAAGTATCTTTTATATTTCTTCGCACGAACAACAGAATTTATTTGATGCTTCTTATCTTAGAAATTTTCTTATTGAGTTATTTAATTTAAATGAATACTCAACTGTCTATCAAAGATTAAATGTAGAATTAAATACGCTAACACAAATTAATACAGAGATAGCTAAGGTCAATAAAGAATTATTAAAGAAAAGATATTTAAGAATAAAGAATTATAAAATTACACAAGAAGAAAAAGTCAATAAATATAAAACAGGCTTATCTAACATTAGAACTGATGTTAATACTTTATATAGTAGTAAAGGAAAGATAGAACAGAAATTTAGTGAAATACAACGAAAAGCAAATTTATTAAAAGAAGGTAAATGCTCTAAGTGTGAAAGAGAATATTCTTCTACAGATGTGAAACAGGGTTTAACGAAATTAAATGAAGCTATCTTATTGATGAAAACAAAAGAATCAAAATTAATCACAGTATTAAACGAAACAAAATTAAAAGAAGCTAAGTATCAGAGAGCTATTAATAAAGTTGACGATAAGATTTCTAGATGTAATAGAGTTCTAACTATTATTAAAGAACAGGCGAATAAAAAGACAGAGCTTAGAAACGAAAAAAGAATTGCTGAGATTAAATCTGTATTATCAGTATTTAGTCCTAAAGCATTTCCGTCATATCTATTACAGGCATACATTCCTGTTATTATTAATACGGCTAATAAGTTGCTGAGATTAATATTCAAAGATACTACTGTAGATATACGAACAGAAAGAGCAGAATCGAATAGACCTGATTTCAAACCTTTTATTAAGAGAGGTAAAGAAACTTTAGAGATGAAAGACTTATCTGGTTCTGAAAGAGTATTGGTCAATCTATGCTTTAGACTAGGTGTTATATCTATCTTCAAGCAACTGTGTAAAACAGAAATTGATTTCATGTTGATTGATGAAGGTCTTGAGAAGATTGATAATGAGAACTCAATAAAATTAATACAATTATTTAATTACTTTTTTAAATTAAATTTTTTAAATCAGATTATAATTGTTACACATAAAGATATTCTTAAACAACAAGAAAATATTAACTACATTGAATTAAGGAGACCGTAATGGCTAACATTAAGATTAGAGTAGAAGGCAAATCAACAATCGTAGGTACATTTATTCCTGTAGGTTCTCGTAATGAGCCCGATGATATTAAAGGTATCTCGCATTTTCTAGAACACATGTTATTTAAAGGAACTAAGACTCGCAACATGACAGAGATTAAACAAGCTATAGATAAATATGGTGCTGTGTTTAATGCTTGGACTTCAGAAGAACATACATTTTTCTATGTTGTTATTAGCAATAAATATGTATCTGAGGCACGAAAGATTATAGATGATATGGTAGAAAATTCTATATTTCCAGCAGAAGAACTTGAAAAAGAAAAACAAGTAGTTTTGCAGGAATTAGAAATGTATCAAGATAATCCTCAGTCAGCAGTATTTGAATTAGCTCAGAGTAAAATCTTTGCTGATGGCTCGAATCTTCACATTTCTATTATTGGAACTAGAGAAAGTGTTACAGGTATTACAAGAGATGTATTGATTGAATATTATAATAAATATTATAAGAACGCTATTAAGCTAGAGATTGGTGGTTCAGCAGAAGAGGCACGAAACAGAGTTTATATTACCTCTAGATTTGCACAAGAGCCTATCACTTATGATAAGAAAGATGTCATAGAGTATAGAAATGATATTAGTCAAGCCAACATGGTATTAACAGGTCTATTTTATATTAATACTATGAAAGAGCGATTGATTATGGATTTATTTTCCTCTGTAATTAATGGTTTTTGTGGGAGATTCTTTGAAGTTATTAGAGAACAAAATAATTTAGTATATAATACTACTTTATATATGCAGGAACATAGTTGTGGAACTGTTCAATACTGTGGCTTTGCAGGTTTAAAACCAGAAAAAGTTCAGTTTGCAAAAAAGCTTATGCTAGAACAATTAACAAAGACTGTATCTAAAGAAGAATTAGATTTTGCAAGAGGCAAACTATTAGGTGGACATGAATTAAGTATTGATAAGCCGTCTAATATTGCTAGAATTTTAATTGACTGTTCTTTAAGCAATTTAGATTATAATGTTTATCTAAGAGATTATGAGAAGTCTATTAACGATATTTCTCTAGAAGAAGTAAACAGCTTTATTAAAAGAATAAACTTCAACAATAGTAAGTTAGTTGCAATTCTACCAAGAAAGAAAAAATGAGTAAACATAAGGACAGCAGAGAATTTTTCAAGAAAGTTCTAGACGAGTTATTCGTTGAGTATAAGAATAAGATGCGTCTAAATAAGAATTGGTCTATCAATGTTAAGGTAGTCAATAAGAAAGATACTTATGCTGAGGTTGTCTATGAGTTTGATGGTAGAGATTTTAATGTCAATGTAAATAGTAAAATGAATAAGTCTGTAGCATCTTTACGAGATTCTATTATACATGAATTTTGGCATGTACTATTGACTTCTTTGACAAGTAGAATGGATAACATTTTAGATAGGGTAAAGAATAAGAAATCTATTAATGTAAAGAAGCAGAGAAAATTACTTAAAAATGAAGAAGAAAGATTAGTAAGAAAGTTTACTCGTATCATAAGAAACATAGAAAGACAATGCGAGAAAAAAGGAAAGAAGAAATGAACATAAATGTTAGAAACAAAGGTAGTTACAGATTTTATGATATTGAGAATATCGGAGATTTTCCTTCTGTAACAACTATAATTGGTATTCTTCCTAAGCCCAAGATTGTTCTGTGGGCAGTTATGCAGACAATCAAGTTCTTAAAAGAAAGAGGAGACCTCTCAAAGACATCAACCTCTTTAGGTTTTGTATTTCACAAACAGCTATTAAACTCATTGGCTAAAGAAGGTACGAATATTCATAAAATTATTGAAGATTACGTTACAAAACAAAAAGATAATGACCATAATGCTTTAACAAGATATAAAGAGTTTGAGAAACAGTATGACTTTAAGTGTGAACACTCTGAGTTAGTTGTTTGGGATAAAGATGAGTATAAGACAGCAGGTACAGTTGACCTTGTAGGTAAGAGTTCTCATATACCTATATTGTTTGATATAAAAACATCTAAAGCAGTTAGACTATCACATAAAATTCAATCATGTATATATAAAGAACTATATTGTAAATTAAATAAAATAGACTCCTCGACGATGAAATCAGGTGTATTATTAATTCCTAGAGATAAACCTAAAAAATGGGACGTATACATTAATACACAAGACGAAGAAAAGATTTATTTACGCATATTTAAAATTCTTAGTGAACTATTTTATATGTTAATAGATTTAAAAGAATTAGATTTAGTATAAAGGAGATATTATGAAGAAATTATTTTATGGTGCTATGATGCTTGTCTGTTGGAAATTAGAGGATATTTATGATTTCTTTTGTGATGACTGTAAATTCTATCCTAGCTTTATTTGGGAACAAAAGTATTATGCCGAAGTATACAAATAAAACTTGACAAACAGCTATTTATGTGCTATACTTAGAGTAACAAGGAGATAAGAGATGTATGTTGGATTACTAAAAGCTATTAAGCGTAGACTTGAACGAAATGAAAAATTACAAATAGAGCTTTCTCAAAGTAAATCTGTAAGCTTTAGTGATTATCTTTTAAATATGACGATAAATAAAAAAGGGAATAAAAATGTCAATAATTAATACTTCAGTTAAATCAAAATGTTATAGATGTGATGGTAAAGGATACGAAGAAAAGAAAACTAAAAAATGTCCTACCTGTAAGGGAACAGGCAAATGGATTGAAGATAGTTATATATTAGTTGCACAACAACCTAACGGTCAAAAAATTGCCTTTAGTGTTGATAGTGCAGGAAAATAAAGGAGATTGTTATGTTAAAATTTTGGACAGACGATAAAATAGAAATTCTAATTACTTATCTAAGAAAGGGAATCTCTAACAAAGAAATAGCTAAGAAGTTTGACACTTCTCTTGATGCTATAACGGGTGCTATTAATAGATATGATTTAAGAGAGCATCATGTGCAAAAAGCTTCTACAAAAAAGTTTATTGACTCTATAAATTTAGAAGAGTTAGATGACGAGGCTTTTGCAGAGGCTAAAGAGAAAGCTATTTTAAAGTGGAAGATTAAAAAATCTAAAGTTCTAGGAAGTAAAAATACGAAAATTAAAAAAGCTCTGTTTTGGCCTGATACACATATCCCTCATCAAAACGAGCCTTCTTGTAAAGCTATACTGAAATTGATGAATGATGAGCAGTTTGATATTATGGCCATTATTGGAGACTTTATGGACTTAGGTTGTATTGGTCATTGGGATAGAAACAAACATAGAACTCTTGAGCTAAAGAGATTAAAGAATGATTATATTTTAGGCAACGCTTTATTAGATGAAATTGATTCAAGATTACCTAAGAAGTGTGAGAAGCATTATCTAGATGGTAACCATGAAGAATGGGCATTAGATTTATTAGAAGAAATGCCTTCATTAGAAGGTATGATTGAACCTACGAGTCAACTTCATTTAGAAAAAAGAGGTTATCAAACACATAAATATAATGAGTTATTGAAGTTAGGTAGATTGTATGTAACTCACGGTATCTATGCAGGTGCCAATCCTATCAAGAAGCATCTAGACGAACTTAAAGTAAATATCTTATTCGGTCATACACATACATTAGGCATGAGATTATCTTCATCAATAGCTAGAGAGATTGCATTTGCAGGTTATAATATTGGTGCAGTATGCGATTTATCTCCAGATTTTATGAGAAAACGACCAAACAGTTGGACACATGGTTTTGCAATAGGTTATTTCTTTCCTAACGGATACTTTGACGTGCAGTTAGTTAGAATCGTACAGGGAAAGTTCATTGTTAATGGAAAGATTTATGACGGAAATAAATAATGAAAAGAAAGAGAAAGAAACCAGATACATTTTTAGAAACTTATCGACGATTAAGAAAGCTTTGGGGTTTCGCACCAGTCAGTAGAATTGTCGATAAGGATAAGAAGAAAAAAGGAAGAGCAAGAATTAAAAGAGAATTTAAAAAAGACCTTGACAATCAGTAGAAAGTATGCTATACTTATATTATGAAAAATAAACTAAAAACAATTCTAAACGCAATACTTATTACAATAGTTGCTTTACCCGCAATACCAATATTGTTAATAGTAATTGCATTAATACAGATAGTAATTTGGATTATAAGAGGTGCGATACTTCTATTAAACATTGGAGCCAGAATATGAATTTAAATAAGCATGTTGAATATACCAATCTTAAATCACCTAGTAAAAAAGAATTAAAAGAATTTGTAGAAACTGCTAATAAGAATAAATACTATGGTGTATGTTTAGACAGATCATGTTTAGGTATAGCTAAAAAATATGCTGGTGAAGATTTAAAGATTATTACAGTAGGTGGTTTTCCTTCAATGAGAATGTTTCATCATTTCAAAGAATCAAAACATATAAAAAGAATGCCTATATATCTAGGTCTATATACCAGTAAGGAAGTAGACAGTATTAAGAGAGTAATAGATGAGGGCATTGCGGACGAAATTGATTTAGTATTCCCTATTTATTGGTATACCAAGGGAAGTTTTATGAAGATACACAAGCTATTCAAAGGATTGAAAGATCGCTATAAGAAGCCTATGAAAGTTATCGTTGAATTGGGAACTGTATTTAAAAACTATATAGCATTATATGAAATTATAGCTATTTTAAAGGATAGTAATATAGATTTCTTTAAAACAAATACAGGTCTTTTGTCTCAAGACTTCAATACGTTAGCTCAATCAATTCAGCAAACACAACAGATTATGAAAGAAAACGATCTTATTTTGCCAATCAAGGCCTCCGGAGGAATAAGAACAGAACAACAATCCAAACTATTAATAGATTTAGGTGTTAAACGCATCGGCACAAGTTCCAAGTTAAATTTTAATGTTACTCAAGGAAAGGCGTCAAATGAGCAAAGAAATTAAGATTCCGTCAGAAATCAAAGAAATTATGAGTTATTTATCATTCACGTTTTCAAGGTCTCTAAGAAGTTCAATACATGATAAAGATGACTTGTATCAAGATTTAGTTGTTCTTTATTTAGAGAATTTAAATTCCGGCGTAGTAAAAGATGTTACTAATAAAAATCATTGGTTCATGTTCTTTAAATGTCGATTACTTAATAAATTAGACTCTTACAAAATTGAAAAAAAATACATGATTAAAATAGTCGGTAATGCGATGAGAGGTGATTATGTCTAAAAGGGAAAGATTTAGTAGTAATAAAGTAAAGAATCTTCAATTAGATTTACCTACTAATTTAAAAAAGTTCTTGACTAAGAAACAGATTCTTCTGTTAAAGTGTATAAGCTCTAATTTAACGATTCAAGAAATGGTTAAAGTAACTAAGTATACACGAAAAGATATTATTTTACATTTAATGAATTTAGGTAGAAATCTCGCAACTTATGATATGGTAGAGAATAGATGTTTTCCAGATAAAATTCCTTCCTCTGATTATTTAAAAGGCTGGAATGATTTAAAGCATCAAATAAAAATGAACTCAAGGAGTGTTGTAAATGACAAAAAATACTGGCGGTAGACCATCAAAAGATATGATAGTATCTCGACGAGAAAAGACAAGAGAATTGTTTTTAAAAGGAAAATCTCCTAATGCAATCTCTAAATCTCTGCAAGTTGCTTATACTACTACATTAAACGATATTAAATACTTACAAGCAAGATATTCAAGTTTAATTGTAAAAAATTCTCAGTTAGCTAAGAAACAATATCAAAGAGTAGAGCAGTTGATTGATGAAGTTGGTTTATTAAAAACCGAATATTGGAATCTGTATCAAGAAATTACTGATAAAGTAAAGGAAAATAAACAGAAATTAGCTGAGTGGAAAAGAGAAGTAAAGACAGTTAAAGCAGAGCTTGATATTGCTGAGACAGAGTATAAGGCAGATGATACTAATAAAGAGAAGAGAGTTAAAGCCAGAGAGCTTAGAGAGAGATATATTGCTATCTATGACGAACCTAAATACCCAACCTACATTACATCGAGAATAGATTCGTTAAAGGCAATTTTAGATAGAGTTGATAAAGAATCCAAGTTATTAAGTTTATTTAATCCTCAATCTTTAATGGATAAAAATTATGTATCTGTAGAAGTATTACAAAGTATTATGAAGGTATTTAAAGCTATTATTACAGATTTGATACCTGAAGATAAAAGAAGTTACGCTTTTAAACGCTTACGAACAATTAATTTAGACTCGCTCGATACAGAAGAAGTTATTGATGCTGAGTACAAGGATAGAGTATAATGGCAGATAATAAGAATTGGGAAAATTTCTGGGAAGATGCAGAGCAGAAAGTAGTAAACAAGTCAAAAAAGTTTGCTATTCAACCTGTATCCTCTGAGATATTCTTTAGAGATTGGCTAAAGTCACCTTTATTTCCTAGACAGCAAAAAGCTGTATCGGCCGCATTTAATAATGACTATACAATGTTGAGTGATAAGTTTAATGAATTTGTATTAGCATGGGGTAAAGGCTCAGGAAAAGATTTAACTATTGCCTGTCTTTTATGTTATACCATTTATTGGTTATGTTGTCTAAATGACCCGCAAGAAACATTAGGCATTAAAAGTGGTGAACCTATAGACGTTGTTAATGTTGCGTTTGATGCTGACCAAGCAAAATCTGTATTTTTTGAGAAATTTGTAAGAATGGTTAGTCAGACAATAGACCCTGTTACAGGAAAGAATTTCTTTGAAGAATTAGGCATGAATATTGAAAGAGATATTATTCGTAATGCTATTTTATTTCCAAAGAACATTAGAGCGTGGTCTATGAACTCTAGAGAATCAAAATCTGAGGGTAAGAATGTTGTTCTAGGAATCTTTGATGAGATTGGAACTTTTAGATTTGACCAAGCACAGAATATAAGAAAACATATTAGAACATCAGCAAGAACACGTTGTCCTAAACATTATAAATTATTTTATATTTCTTATTTGACTTCGCCGAATGATTACATGTCTTATCTTTTAGATAGAGCAGAAGATGGACATATGTCAAAGACTTATTGTGATAGAGCGGCCACTTGGGATATTAGGTCAGATAAATCTTGTTTACCCGAAATAAAGAAATACGCAGTACACAAAGAAACTTATAAAGAAGAGTTCGACGAGGACCCTTCCACAGCAATGTTAATGTATGAATGTAAGATACCGAAGTATAGAGCGAATAACTTTATTAAGAGAGCCGATAGAATTACAGATTGTATTAACTATGAGCGAGAGTCTCCTATTATACTAGAAGAAAACAATAATGAAAGTGCGTTAAATAGATTCTGGACACATAATATAATGGACGAAGAACTAGAACATTGGTTTAGACCATATCATACTCACGAAATAGAAGTAATGGAAAGAGATTATGAAGAGAATCCTTCAGAAGAGTTAGCACAGAAAATTAAATTTGAGAAAGAAAAGCACTCAAACGCTCAGTATTATGTACATATTGACCTTTCTAGAGGCGTAGTTGATTGTGCGGGACTTTCTATGGGACACACTTATCACATATTAGATAAAACCAAAATCTATGTTGATTTAATGTTACAGATACGCTCTCCTCAATCTGAAGATAAGTCTAAAGAGATTGATTTAAACGAAATATTAGAATTTGTTATTACAAAGTTATTTAAAAAGTTGAAGTTCCCTATTATAAAAGTAACCGCTGATGGATGGAACTCAGCACTATTTTTAAACATCTGCGAGAAAAATGGAATAGGTGCAAAGATTATTTCTTTAGAGAAAAATACTGGTCCCTATGATACACTCAAAGATTTTATATATAAAAGAGATATTAATTATTATCTTTATCCACCTGCAATAAGAGAGCTAACAGAATTGCTTATTACAGATAAAAATAAGATTGACCACCCTAAAGCTAGTAAATGGAGAATGAGAGAAGAGGGCATCAATCATGGTTCAAAAGATGTTTCAGATTGTTTAGCAGGATTTGTATTTTCAATAGTAGAAGAAGATGACGGAGAACCGTTAGCTGTAATTGGCAAATAACCCTAATTAGGAGGAAATGATGTCTAAGAAAGTAAATAAAAGAGTAACAAAAAACCCAGTAGGTCGTCCAAGAAAATCGGCAGTTAGATTAAAGCCTACGCAACAAGTAAGAGATAGAAAACTGGAGTCTGTAAGCTTCGGAACAAAGTCTGTAATATATCAGCCATATGCAAGGCAATCTGTAGCACAGCTTAGAGAGCTTATTATGACTACGATATGGGCAGAAGCATGTATTGAGACAATCGTAGACGAGGTTGTTAAGTATGACCTATATACGGACCCACGGTCAGAAGTAGATGATATTCAAGGATTTCTAAATTATCCTTCTTTAGTAGAACCTCTATTTATGATTAGAAAGCAGTATTTAAAGGATATGCTTAGATGGGGAAATGGTGCGTGTGTTATTGAGTATAAGAATAAATTACCTAGTCAGCTAACAGTTGTGCCGGGATATACTCTAAGAATTACAGACGATAATCCACCCAAGTATAAGTTTTTAAAAATAGGAAGTAATTCTGAGTTTAAGCAGGATAAGAACGGAAAGAAAGACCTTCTATTAAAGCACAAAGAAGTTATGCACTTTTGTATTAATAAAGATAGTGATGCAACATTAGGCACTAGCTCTATTCAAAGAGGGTATGATGATATAACAACAGATAAAGAGTCTGCTAAGAAATTGGTTGATTTTGTTAAAAGAGGTTTTTATAAACCTGCATTTGTTTCATTTAAAAAAGGTTCTTCTGTATCTAAGAAAGAATTAGAAGAATTTGTAGAATATTTAAATGGACTTATGGTTGAAGGTGCTAAGATGTTGGGTATCAATAAAGAAGTTGATTTAAAGACAATTCCTTATTGGGAACCTTCAGATATTATTGAGATTCAGAAATGGATGGGTCTTAAAGTTGCATCTATTTATAAAGTTCCACCGTTTATGTTAAATCTAGCTCAAGGTACAGGTTCATTAAACGCAAGAGAACAGAAGGCTCGATTTCTAGAGAATGTTGTAATGCCTATTCTCAAGTATGAGTCTTTTATTTATAATAATGTTTTGGTCAGATTAGGTTTTCAAAATCTAGAAACTACAGTTGTTTCCAATCTTCTAGGAACACGACTTAATTATGACAAAGCTAGAATTGCAAATCTATTGACGGGCAATGAAGAAGGTATTCTAACTATAGATGAAGCAAGAAGTCTATTCTTTCATTTACCTGCAAAGTCTGAGTCAGATGTTGAGGCCGCAGAAAAAACAAAGGATAGCAAAACTAAGAAAACAGACAAAAAGAAAAAATAAAACTTGACAAAGTGTAGTTTGTATGCTATACTTACTGTATAAAACAAATTGATAACAAGGAGAAATACGATGTCTTTAGAAAAACAAATTGATGAGTTGAAAAAAGATGACTCCAAAGCATTGCTAAAAGTGAAGAAGATTGTAGACAGTTCGTGTAAAGCAATAACCAGCACAAAAAGTATTCTTTTAAAATTAAATGTGAATAACATTAATCAAATAAAAGAATTAGAAAAAGATGTAAACGCCCACTATATTATTCTAGAAGAATGGTATCAAAAAATAGCATCTCTAAAAAAGAATAAAGAACTAGCCTATTATATGTATCTTAAAAACAAACTAGAAGCTGAGAATACAAAATTTGTATCTGCTTCGGCTGATAAAGAGTCTGCCTTGTATACGGCTCCGGAAAGAAAGTTAAGAGATAAGGTTTTAGGCTCACTAAATGGTGCTACTGAAGTAATGAAAACATGTAGAAACATTATTAACAGTCAAAAATTCGCATCTCAAACATCTGATAATCCAGAGGTAGACGCATAATGCCAACGTATGACTTTAAATGTGAGAAGTGTGGTCATGAAGAGGAAGATTTTGTAGCTATATCTAAAAGAGATGATGCTAGAGAATGTTCTAAATGTAAAAATCTTATGATTAGACTTATTAGTTGTACCAAGAACTTCATTCTTAGAGGTGAAGGATTCTATCAGAACGATTACCCAAAGGACACAAAATAATGCCATATAACGATAAACAAAAACAAAAAGAATGTGAGATACAATATCGTAAAACTCATAGAGAAGATGCGATAGTTAATGCCAAGTTATATAGAGAAGAAAACAAAAGGCTATTAAAAGAAAAGGCCAGAATTAAGCACGAAAAGTTTCCTTGGCTAAGAGTTCTTGTAAAGATTAAACAAAGATGTTATAACGTAAAGCTTAAAGATTATAAATACTATGGGGCAAAAGGTATTGAAGTCAAGATTACAGCAGAGGAATTAAAAGAGCTGTGGTTAAGAGATAATGCAGGCTTAATGCTAAAACCTAGTATTGATAGAATAGATAGTGGTGAAAATTATACGCTTGAGAATTGTAGATTTATGGAATTAAGACAAAACGCAAAAAGGAGTAATTAAGATGAATCCAGAGAATATGAACGAACTTTGCAGACAATGCTTCAAGGAGATTATATTTGACAACTCTGAGTATAGTAATAGAACATATTGTTATTTGGACCCTTTTAGAGGGAAAGATAATCAGTATCATATTACATTAGTTGATAAAGCTACATCATACGGAGTAACACTTCCTCTATCCTCAAAAGCTTGTATGCTTCTTGAGAAGAAGGATATTAAAGTATTATTTCAGAGAGTGATGCAAGGTCTAGCAATAGCTGTCAAGAAATACTCTAGTGATGCTCGTCCAGTTGATTATAAAGCTAAGCCACTTAAAGCAGTAAACAAATTATCAGTTTATAATAAAACAGAAACTAAAGAAAAGACTTCTATTGAGTTTTATTCTTGGTCTCGAATCCTAGTATAATAGAAAGTAAATCATGTTTAAATGTAAACATAAAAATATAATAAAGAAATATAAAAGAGAGCCACGACATGACGGTATCGTTTTAATTTCTTATGAGTATTGCGACAAGTGCAAGACTTTATTACGAGGTGGTGTATCTTATCTAAAGCCCACTATAGAGGCTATAGTTAAAAGTGCTACTCATCTCAGTAAAGTTGCAGTAGTGAGAAATCCTAATAAAAAGAGAGCAGAAAAATCTAGAAAAATTAAGAAAGTTGATAAAGTTCAGCCAGTAAAAGAAACTATTAATGAGAACATTGAAGAAACAGTTGCAGAAACCGTTGTAGAAACTCCTTCCAAGAAGTCTTATTTTAAAAGACGTGCTGAGAAAAAACAGGCTGGAGAAGAATCAACAGTCTTTCTAAGAGAGACCAAAGAGAGTAAAAGAAAGAAGAGGCGATAAATGCACATTAAAAATTTAGATAAGATTAAAGAGCTAATTAAATCTAAATTACCTGAATATCTTAATGAGTTAGGGTGTAGAACTAATGGTACGAAAGTTCAATGTCCGCATTCCGAGGCGCATGACCATAACGATGAAACTAAATTATCAGCGGCCTTTTTACCTGACTCTAAGAATCACTTAATATATTGTTTTGTAGAACAGCGTTCTTTCGATATATTTGATGTTTATGGTATTAAGAATAATGTATCAATAAAAGGTTCAAGCTTTTTCGAGGCAGTTAAAGTTTTGGCTAGAAAATACAGTATTCCTGTAGAGGAAGAATATGAGTATTCTGCAAATGAGAAGGCACTAAATAGACAAAGAAAATTTTTAGAGAATATTCATAAGCTATCTATTCAAAAGAAAAACTTGCAAAAGGGCGTTCCATACTATAGGCAACGAAACATTAATAAAGAGAAACTTCAGACATGGAAAATTGGTTGCTTATCTCCAAACGATATTACGCCTGAATTAAATAAAGAATGTAAAAGCTTATTCGATTATAGATTACTTACAGTATTTCATAAAGAAGGTCTTGTAATTCCTATTTTGAATGAAAACAATCAATACTCTGGTCTAATTATTCGTATGTTTAATACTGAAGATAATGACCCGTATATCAAAATCTGTATTAAAGGAAGTAATTTGTTTAATATAGAGCGTGTTAGAGGACATGATACATTAACTATTGTAGAAGGGCCCTTTGATGCTATTGCTTTACATCCAAATCAAAATGTTATTGGTTGTTTAACAAATGTTATCAATGATGCTAATTTAGAGAAGATAGCAAATATAGAATTTAAGAAAATCTTTTTAGCTTTAGACCCAGATAATTTATACAAAGGAACAGCAAGAGATGGTTTTTTAAGAACAGTAGTTAGAATGAAAAATCTAGACTCTGAAATTTCTATTATCAAGATTCCTGTTATAGAGGGCGAGGCTAAACCAGACCCCGATGAGTATATGAAAACGCATACTCTAGATGATTTTAAAGACTTACCTAAACTTTCTGCTTTAAAGTATCTTATAGAGAACTATGAAAAAGGATTAATTAAAGAAAAGATTATCTATGACTTCATTGCAGGTTGTCCTAACTTAATTAGAAAAGAAGCTTACATTACGGAATGTGCAGAATCTTTAAAAATTGGTAAAAGACAGCTTACAAAATCAATAGATGATATGTCTAATTCTTCAACTTCTTTCAACATGATTCAGTATGTGCAAGAGAAAGATGCTTACGATGAATTGTTAGAGGACTTTACAGAACTCGCATGGAATAAGAATTTTGCTGGTATTCCTTCTGGTTTTCCTTTATTCGATAAAAGATTTGGTGGTTTTGAAGATACGCTCTATCTATTAGCAGGCTTTCCAGAAACGGGAAAAACAACATTTCTATTAAACTTTGTTTATAAGTTAGCAATGAATGAGGATACTCTTGTCGCCTTCTATTCATTAGATGATGGTGCTAAGAGAGCTATTCTACCTCGATTAATGAGTATCACTTCAGGATTAACCTCTAAGCAAGTAAGACAGCCTAATAGTGAGACACATGATAAGTGGTTCGACGGTATGGCTAACTTAAAGAAAATGAAAGATAATATTATTATTAAAGATGGTTCTCATATTAGAACTCTTGACGATTTAGATAATTATGTTAAGATTCACTCTACGATAGCTATGGAAAGAGGTAAGAAATTTGTAGTAGTAATTGACAATCTACATGACTTACAAGCTAGTGGAAAGCACTTAGAGGCCACACAAAATGCTCAAAGAGTTGCCTCTTATTTAAAGAGATTGCCACAGCAGATTAATTGTCCTATTATATCTACAGCAGAAGTTCCAAAGTCATCATCTGCTAAGCCTAGTGGTAAAGATATTAAAGAATCTATTGATTTGTGGTATGCCTCAAGATTCGTTGGTGGTGTTTATTCTAACTTTCATCAAGTAAAAAATATTCAAGATAGTAATTTACATTGGGTAGATGAAAATGGTGCATACAATCCTATTATGGAACTCTTTGTTTCTAAGAATCAGACGGGCGATGCTTTACATGGTTCATTATTCTTTAAGTTTAGATTTGCTAATAATACTCTTACAGAATGTAATGAGCGAGAAACAGACATTTTGAATGATGG